CAAAGGATGCGTTGCTGTCGCTCTTAGGAGCTTAAAGCCCCAGCTTGTCTTTGCTGCCAATTCTGGTTTTAGCAGGCGGAAGAGCATGAAGGTATTTGAGAATCTCATCATAGGATTTTTGATATTCCGCAACTAAAACATCAGCAGGTAATTGCTTCCCGGCAAGGCGAGCAACAGCTAAATCATGGGCAATTTGCTTCTTATCCATAGCAGAACTCCTTTCTTTCGTACTCGGACGTGCCAGCGCCCTGTACCGCAAGAATAGGAGAGCCACAAAGAAAAGTCAATGAGAAAGGAGTGATTAAGTGAACGAGTTAATCAAAATCAGCTACGAGACAGAAAATCCGACAGTATCGGCGCGAGATCTGCATGAAGGGTTAGAAATCAAAACAGAATTTCGAAAATGGTTTTCTAGAATGACCGAGTACGGATTTAGCGAAAATATTGATTGGAAAAGGGTGTCCCAAAAATGTCCTACCCTTGGCGGAGAACAAAAAATTGTGGATTACCAGATTTCCGTGGATATGGCCAAACAGATTTGCATGATCCAGCGTTCCGAAAAGGGTAGGCAGTACCGACAATATTTCCTCGATCTGGAAAAAGCATGGAACACACCGGAGCAGGTGTTTGCCAGAGCTCTAAAGATGGCGGATCAGGAGATCGAGAAGCTGAAATCCAGCAACGCAGGTCTGATGGAAGATGTCCAGCGCATGCGCCCGAAGGAGATCTTTGCCGACGCAGTATCAACCAGCCACACGTCGATCCTGATCGGTGATCTGGCCAAGCTGCTGAAACAGAACGGCGTAGACATCGGGCCGAACCGATTATTCGGGTGGATGAGAGATCATGGCTATCTAATCAAAAGAAATGGTTCTGATTGGAATATTCCAACGCAGAGAGCAGTAGAGATGAAGCTGTTTGAAGTAAAAGAGTCTACGGTTAATAACCCGGACGGTTCTGTGAGAATTAATAAGACAACGAAAGTGACCGGGAAAGGTCAACAGTACTTTATCAATAAATTTCTTGGGAATACCGATATCGTAGAGAAGGGAGCATGAGTATGTCAGAAAAAGAAAAACAGACATTAAACGGGATCTCTCAGGCCGTTTCTGGAATGACGGAAGTCGAGAAGGCTCGGTTTCTTGGCATTGCCGAGGGAATGTCAATCATGAAAGACATGAACCAGAAAACTATGCCGGGGGACAAAGAGGCGAGCAAGTCGCAGAAGGCTGGATAAGGGGGCGAGATCATGCAGGACAGAATAGTACCAGAGATGCTCCCACTTCATACAGTTTCAGATCGCACGGGAATTTCATATGGTGCGATCCGAAATCTCTGCCTAGAGCGCAGAATCGTGCACATTCGGATCGGCCGGAAGTATCTTGTGAACTATGAAAAATTTCTGGAGTATCTGAATACAGGAGAGGAAGTGAAAGGTGATGCTGAAATCAATGAAACGGCATAGCGTGGCAGCGGTGATCACGATTGTGGCATACCAGGTGCTGACCGGGTGCGATTTTGCACAGGCGCTTGCGCTGGTGAGCACGTACATAACGATCCTGCTTGCGATCGTGCAAGCGGACATCTGGAGACAGGAGAAAAAGGAGAAGCGGTATGGGAGATATGCGAGAGGTGAAGGCGGATCCGCCGGACACAAGGAAGATAAAGTATCAGTTAAAGCGGGCTGATGTGGATATGCTGGAAAACGCAGCAAAGCAGATAAATGCAGGGAGATCAAATTATGCGGCAGGAACGCTGTTTGGGCTCCGGCTAACACAGAAGCTTCTTGGGCTGGAAAAGTTAGCTCAGGGAGAGGATCAGGAAGAGATCACAGTAACATCGTACGACCTCGGAATGGTCAATATGGCAGTACTACAGGTCGGAGACATATCAGCATATTCCAACGGAACAAAGTTTGGAATTTTGCTGGCACTGAAAATTCTCGGGAAGGAGGACAAGTAACATGCTGGAAAGAAAAGATATTGAGCGCTACGAGCGCAACGCGGAACGGATCCTGTCTGCGCTGGATCGCAGTAAAGCTATAATCGACTGGCCAGCGATCGAAAAGCCGGAGTTAATCCGGGTGATATCTCAGGAACTGATCCGAATCGACCGGGAGTGGATCCGGGTCGATCCGGGAGAACGATGAGGAGAAAAATCAATGATTGAGGTTGATGGAAAGTACACAAATCTGGAAGGCGGGGACGAGCTTCTGCAGCGAGAACTGACTCTTCTGATAGCGGTGATGAAATCGCGTCTGGAGAGCAAGGGACAGAACGACGCGGAAGCGGATGCTTTTGTGCAGCTTTCCGTTGAGAAGGGGATTGGAGATCTGGATCGGCTGCGGCAGAAGGCTCAGATCGCGAAGGACAGCGAAAACAATCTGCGAAGGTAATAAAAAGGACCGGCCTGCAAGCCGGTCCAAACTCCATGGTGTATGGAAAAATTCGACACTTTCATACTATCACGGGGTTCTGGAAAAGTCAAGATTCAGGCGGGCAAAACCGCCTTTCAATGCTCGATAAGACTATTAATTTAAGGACTGTAGAAGAATATGGTAAAGAGAAATTTGTATATTCTGAAAAACGTGATAGAGGTAGAGGAGTTTCTGGATGGGAGATATGGGGCTCCGGGGGAAGCAAGGGTGAAGAAAAAGAAGGCAACTCCGGAGCAGGTGGAAAAGGTGAATCAATATAACCGGGAGAAGAAGGCAAGGAGGAAGCTTCGGCTGTACTTCGAGATCGGACAAGACTGGTTCGTGACATTGACCTACCGGAAGGATGCCAGGCCACCAGACCTGAAGACAGCGGTGAAGCAGTTTGGCAGGTTTCGAAGGATCATGGCAAGGGAGTACAAAAAGAGAGAGCTTCCGTTCTATTGGATTCGCAATATTGAAAACACGCCGACCGGGAACTGGCACATCCACCTTGTGCTGAATGATATTCCGGATGTGAATATCCTTGTGCTGCTAAAGAAAGCCTGGCCGCACGGTCGGGTAAAAGATCCACAGCAGCTGTATGAAAAAGGAGAGCTGTCGGCTCTGGCGGCGTACATCACGAAAAATGAGAATACAAAACGGGAATACGTCCCGGAGGGAGTGCTGGATCACCGGATCACGGAGGCCAGCTACAACACATCGAAGAATATGCCACTTCCGCCGCCGAAGACGCAGAAACTGAAGCGCTGGCGTGAAGAACCGTATGTGAGGAAAGGCTATTACATCGATCAGGATTCCTATTTCGAGGGGACGAACAAAGTGACCGGATACAATTACAGGCATTATACGATGGTCCGGCTGGTTAGGAGGGAATAAAGATGCAGGTGGTACATATTTACGCGGAATGCGGGAGCGTCGCGCCGCGCAGCCTGCTGCGCAAGACTGGGTACGTATTGGAATATGTCACGCAATCCGGCCAGACAGTGACACGGGAACAGTTCAGGGAAAGGGAGGAGACGTATAACGCGGCAACCTTGCAGATGATCACGGAAGGCTTGCAGCGCCTGAACAGGCCATGTGAAGTACACGTTCATACGCAGAACCAGCATGTTCTTCTGATGATGGATACAAAGCTGGAAGAATGGGCACAGAACGGGTATCAGACGGCACGCGGGAAACCGATCGCAAACAAAGCGGAATGGGAAGCACTGCAGGATGCAGCAAAGGAACATCTGGTTGTCATAGAGACGGGAGAACATCCGTATCTGGAATGGCTGCAATGTGAGATGCGGAAGGCTGAAAGAACGGATGCGCCCCCGATAAAACAGGAATCTGCATCCTGAAAAAGGAGGTGAACAGAGCCATGGGACTAAAATACCCGAAAAGAACGGTGAAACCCCGAAGAAAACGCCATCCCAAAAGCTTATTTACTCAGGAAACTGGGACATGTTATTTGTGCGTCAGGATGCATGGCGATTATCGGTATCATACAGATTTAGAGGAGCATCACATTTTTTTCGGTCCGAACAGAAAACTGTCGGAAGAATATGGTTTGAAGGTAAAACTCTGCCCAGACCATCACCAGCATGGTAAGGAAGCAGTACACCGAAATGCCGGAGTTGCACGGTACCTGCAGAGGGAAGGGCAGCAGGCGTTCGAAGAGAACTATCCCGGAGAAGATTTTCTGAAAGTATTCGGGAAAAATTACTTATAGGCACCACGTACTCAAAAAATATATCACAAAAAAACGAGAGCTGCCGGGGGTGGTCACCGGCAGCGGAAAGGGGCAAATATGTTGTATGAAAAATTCGGCGAATTAAACTCGGCGCAGGAGATCAACGAACTGGCGGAGAATCTGTTTAATGAAAATGACATTGAAAGTTTGAAAGAATTGGCAAAGGAGAACGGCCTGTCAGATGTTGTGAAATTGTATCTGGAAGGTGAGCTTCCGGATCTCTGCGATTCTCTGTCGGCTGCGATCGGGAAGATCGAGGTAGAGGCGGCAGAGCTGAAACCACGTGAGATCATGGAGGACTGGGTGGAATATCTTCGGGGACAGTGCCTGGAGAATGAAATTCTTGCATTTCAGGTCCGGAAAAAGGGGAAAACACTGAAAGAATGCATCGCGGCATTATTGAAGTGGTCGTTTGGTCATCAGATCCCAATCGAAAAAGAAATTCTCAAAGAAGCAGGAGTATCCGCAGGAAGAGTCACACTCGGAATTCCAGGAATGGCACAGGCGAAAAAGATCATCACAGAGTATTACATGGGAAAGTAGGCGGAGCAGGTGAAGAAGAAAGAGATAGAGAAAATCCCATATCTGAAGCTGGATAAGATCAGCCGGAAGAAAGAAGTGCTGTATATCGGAGTGACCGCGATCAAGGAGATAGGGCAGGAAGAACACTTGTTCCTGGAAATATACAGGAACCAGAAAAATTGTAAAGATGTTCCGGTAATGCGGACAGTGCTGACGAAAAAGGATTTCGGCACGTACTGGCCGGAAACGGGGGAATGGGACCGCAAAAAGCTTGGGGCCTACGCGGCAACACCAAGATGGTATACAGCCGAAGAAAGCCGCATGTACAGATACACAAAAGTAGGAGAAAAGGACATCCTTAAGTGCGAGGATGACAGAAAAAGAATTGAAGAATTTTGCGGAACAAAGCGAATCATACAAGAGGGATGGTGGTGGGGACCGATACATCACTGCCAGGACGGGATTTCGTACGAAGAAAGGAGAAAAGCGGAACGGAGCAGGAGGGAGAAACGCGACGCCGCGCTACAAGATAGAATATCACATACCGATCCATTGCCAAAGGAACGAATCATGGACTGGTGCAATGAACATGTTTTTGGGAATCTGCATCGCCTGTATTATAAAAAACGCGGGAGCTGGGCAGATATCGCCTGCAGCAGCTGTGGAAATGTAACGCACGGAAGGTGGAAATACGGAGACAGTTATGAGGAGCAGTTCCGGGAACATATTGAAGAGCCGCGGGAAGGAGAATGCGGATTATGTCCAGCATGCGGAACGATCGGTCTGTATAAATGCCAGGGAAAAGTGAAAAAGAACTACAGCATAATAAGACATGTGTTTCTCGGCCAGAAATACAAAGAGACAGGCATGGTGGTCCGGTATGTGGAAGTGGAGAAAGAATGGACATTAGAGATAGACGACGATAAGATGACCGGAGCAGGTGAAAGCATTCGTATCGTAGAGGTCGCAAGGGGGTATTTCGAAGAAGGGAAAAAACTGCAGATCGACTACCATAAATGTGGCTGGCTGAATGGTGACTACTGGGATGACTGCAATTTATATGGCAATGCAAATATTATAATCGGCGAGGCGATGATCATGCCGGAGACGTATGGGGCAATGCAAGGAACTATGTTCGAATACAGCGCCCTGCGGGAATATGCGCGAGGGCAGGATATTAACCTGATCGAATATTTTAAACATTACCAGAAGACACCGCAGATTGAAATGCTGACAAAAATGCGGCTGTTCGGAGTAGTGAAAAAACTGATTCGATGTGAATATGGGATCGTTGCAGATCAGAATGCCAACCGCTTGGACGAGTTCCTCGGGATCCGGAAGGAACGGATTCGGCAATTGATCACCCATGAAGGCGATCCGGAGCTGTTGTTGACAATGCAGGCAGAGAAACGCTGGGGGAAAGAATGGACGGCGGAGCAGGTGGAGCATTTGGCAGAAATCGGTCTGGGCACGTTGAGGATAGAAAACGCACTCCGTTATATGAGCATTCAGAAATTGCTGAACCGGATAGAAACATACGCTGGCTGTCAGTATGGGACAGGATGCAGCAATGCAATACATAGACTCAGACAGACAGCAACAACATATACGGATTATCTGAACATGCGGGAGGAACGCGGCTATGACCTGAATAACACCGTATATCAGAAACCGCGAAACTTGCAGGCGGCGCATGATCAGATGACGGAAGAGATAAATCAGGAGAAGGTCAACAACAGACTGCGCGAGGTGGAGGAAAAATATCCAAACATCGCATACAATTACCGGAAACTCAGAAAAAAATATTTCTATGAGGATGATAAGTATATCATCCGTCCGGCGCGGTCAGCGAAAGAAATCGTCATGGAAGGACGAACATTGCATCACTGCGTGGGCGGGAATAATTATTTAAGCAAACACGACACAGGGGAAAGCTACATCCTGCTGTTACGCTTTAAGGACACGCCGGAAGTCCCGTATATCACGGTTGAAATTGATTCAAAGAACTATCGGATTTTGCAGTGGTATGGCGAACGGGACACAAAACCAGACAAAGAGAACATACAGAAATGGCTGAATGGTTATTTGAAAAAGCTGAAAACAGGAACGTTGACGGAAATGATCCAGATAGCGGCCATCGCGTAGGAGGAAATTATGAAATATGTGCAACTGACCTTAAACGACTGGGTCGAGATGAAACAGAAATTGCGTCAGGAGCTGCTTGGAGTCAAGCAGAGCTTCGTGCGGATCGGCTACACACTCAGGAAGATCGATGATCAGAAACTGTACGAGCATGATGGCTACAGAAGTATCGCAGAGTTTGCAGCGAAAGAGTATGGACTTGGTGCATCCATCGTCAGCAGATTCATGGCAATCAACCGGGAATATTCGATCGATGGCTATTCTGAGCACCTCAGACCGGAATATGCCGAGCTTGGCCGGAGCCAGCTTGAGGAGATGCTGAAACTCCCGGAGCAGGACCGGCCAATGATACAGCCGGAAACGGCACGGGAAGATATCCGGGAACTGAAGAAATTCAATAAACAGATACCAGAGACCGGTGTGGCCGATGACCTGAAACAACTGATCGAGAACTTTTTCCACGATAACCCAGATATTCTCAATGCGATATTCGAGAGAGGAGAATTCGAGGAGCAGGACATGAAACAGTTCGCCGAAATCGTGAATCCGGGAGGGAACCGGTCGTACAAGAAAGGAATGTATTTCCTGATGCTGTACGAAACCCGGATAGCGGTGAAGCGGTTCGGATCCGCGCCGGATAATATGACATGGTGGGAATTCTATCAGGCCGTGATTGAGATATTTGGTGAGGCAACTCATGGAGCGGACACGTGGAAATATTACTTCGAAGGTGGCGCTGATCAGGAAGAACCGGATGGAGCAGGTGCGGACGAGACGATTCCTGGACAAATGAAATATCCGGCAGACTATGAGGAGGGGAGCTGGCAGAAAAAAGAGACGTCGGAGCAGGTAGAAGAAGTTGCGCCCGCGCAAAAAGACACGGATGAGAGCATACAGCAGGAGGAACCTGTAAGTGCTCCGGAAGCGCGCGAGATTGCGGAAGAGGAACCCTCTACAGTACAGGAAGAGACAGAAACTGTACAGGCAGAACCGGAAAGGAAGGTACCAGAACCGGAACGACCACCAGAGAAGGTGGAGCAGCAGCCGGAAAAATCGGAACGATGCCGGGAAGTGGCTCGTAAAGGCGAAGAAAGCAGAACGGTAAAAAAAGGCAAGAGCCGGATCGAATACATGAAGGGGCTACCAGCTTATGAGCTGGCACATTACTTAAACGATGAATTCGAATGCGAGAGCCTTACTGTAGACATGTTGAAGTCGTTTGGGCGATTGTTTGAATGGCTGAACCAGAAGATGGACGAGAGGGGAAAGAAAGCATGAATGGCATGAAAGAATACACAGGTGAGGGCAAAGAAAAAATTTCAAAAGCTGTCTCGGATTTGATTTTATTCTGTGCTGAGAGAAAAGCAAGTAATTTTACGGCGACTGTACAATATGGAGATATCCTGGTTGACGTTAAGTTCGGTTTTAAACGGCACAAGGAGGGCTGAAGATGAATAGCAGAGAGGTAGAAGAGAGACTGAAATACATGCTTAAGCGATGTGATGAGGATGGATTTTGCAAATATTATTTAAAAGAGCGCACTTGTGACGGCTGCTGCGAGGCAGTTCGGATTGCGGTAAAGAGGTTGGAACAGGAGAAACAGGTATGAGACGAGAAGAGAACGGACGCAGGCACCTGACCAAGGAGCAGCTGCGGATCATGCTTGCCGGGAAGGATGCAGCCGCAGGGAAACACATACCAGAGTCAGCACGGCGGCAGATGGCGCACCGGCCGTACCAGAAAGGAGAAGGAAATGGGAATAAAGAGAAGGGCAATTCTTTATAAAGCGACAAAGGATCGAACAGGGAGACCGAAATTCCGGACGGAAATACTTCCAGGGCTGAGAAAGAAATATAAGCCTGGTCAGAAGATCAAAATCTTGATGACCGTAGACGGCGGAAATAGTGTGGAAAAAGATTTGTTTGAATTCACGGTTATCAAGGCATATCCGTATCATGTAAGCGCAGCTGACAGATACGGGATTCGATCGAGTTTCCAGTATGTAGAGCTGGAGCAGGCACGCAGCCAGAAGGGGACGGCATGAATATGACAAAAGCAATGCTGGATCAATATCGGAAGTTGAAAAGAGAAATACGGTTTCTTGAATATGAGCTTTCTGAGATGACGCAAACAGACAAGGGAATCGGGAACAGCGTCATCCTAAACGGGAAAAACGGATCGAAAAAACCGGAAAGCGTGGTCGGGTTCGACGGAAAGAAGTATGACCGAAGAAGAGCCGCATTGGAAAGAAAGAAGGAAGAAGCACAGGCGGTTGAGAAATGGATTGACGACATTGAGGATACACAGGCGCGATGCGTGTTGAGAATGTATTACATAGACGGCTTGAGCTGGGAGCAGGTGGCGATGAAAGCCGGGTATGCAGGCAATCCGGATTATGTACGGCTGCATATCCGAGATGATTACATAAAAAAGCATCTGAAGTAAGAAAAAAGTCGGATATGTCGGAAAAGTCGTTTTATAATAACCATGAGCCAAAAGGCCGTGTGGCTGAGGCTTCAGACAGAATGAATTGCTTTTCATATTTCTCCTTTATTTGCTTTATGGCTGCCGGGCGGCAAGATACCGGCAGCTGGCAGAACGTCTCTCCAGCGGGAGGGAGCATGAGCCGTAAAAGCGAGCCGCCGGTTCGAATCCGGGCGTTCTGATTCCTCCGAATGGAGGTATAACAGCATACATTTTTTGAAACGTCCTGCGGAAACGCAGGGCGTTTTACGTATGGGGTAATCTGATAAACATAATAGTTGAGCCAAATGGAGGTGAGCTTAAGTGACAGAAAAACAGAAAATATTTGCAGATGAGTATCTGATCGATCTGAATGCCACAAGGGCTTACCGGGTGGCTTATCCATCCGTGAAGAAGGATGAAACAGCAGCGGTGGCGGCGGCGAGGATGTTAAGAAATGTTAAGGTTGCAGCTTATATACAGAAACGAATGCAGCAGCGGCAGGAGCGCACGGAAATTACGCAGGATAGGGTTCTGCAGGAGCTGGCCGCTATTGCCTTTGCGAGAGCTACCGATTTTGCAGAGGTGAAGAGTGACCGCGTGATCATAAAAGATACAGCAGAGCTGACAGAGCAACAGATCCGGGCAATTGCCGGAATCAAAGAAGGTAAGTTTGGCATCGAAGTTAAGCTGAATGATAAAGAGAAAGCTCTGGAACTTCTCGGACGCCATCTTGGTATGTTCAAGGATCGCGTGGAGGTTTCAGGCCTGGAGGACGAGAAGAGAAAGCTGGATGACATCCTGCAGCAGATGAGAGGCGTGAGGACATGAGTGCAGAACGTCTGCTCCTGTCCGATAAATACAAAGCCTTCCTGCACTGCAATGCCCCGGCTGAATTTCTTGAAGGGACGACGGCGGCCGGCAAAACAACGGTAGGATTGTTTAAATTCATGCTGAAGGTCGCTGAGTCGCCGAAGAAGCTGCATATCCTCGCTGCGGATGACACCGGAGCCGCAGAGAAAAATATCATCCAGAAGGATTTAGGGGTTCTAGATGATTTTGGGGTCCTTGTGGAGTACAAGGGAAATGGCTCTGGCGAGTATAAGATGCCGCATATCCTGTTCCATACATCCGGCGGCGACAAGATAATCTTTGTGGTTGGCTACGGCAATAAAAGCAAATGGAAGGATGCCCTTGGCGGACAGTATGGCTGTCTGTATATCGACGAGATTAACACGGCAGATATTGATTTTGTGCGCGAGGCATCCATGCGTTGTGATTACCTGATGGCAACGCTAAATCCAGATGATCCCGGGCTGGACGTTTACAGGGAGTATATCAACTGCAGCAGGCCGCTTCCGGAATGGGAAGCTGATACACCACAGGAAATTAAAGATGAGCTGAAAGAGGAACCAAAGCCCGGCTGGGTGCATTGGTTCTTTTCTTTTGATGATAACGCGGGGCTTCCGGAGGAAAAGAAACGGAGGATTATCCAGAATACACCCTGCGGCACAAAGATCTGGAAGAATAAGATCCTTGGCCTGCGGGGGAAGGCAACCGGTCTTGTATTTTCAAATTTCAACCGGAGCAGGCACGTCAGGACAAAGGAATGGGCAAAACAGTTTGCTCCGGATCGTACCGGCGAGAAAAAAGAATTCTTTTGGGATTTCTCTGCGGCAGTGGACACTTCCTACTCACAGAAGTCACCGGATACGATCGCATTTTCCTTCCTGGGAATCACGAACAAGGGACGACTCGTCGTACTGGACGAGCGTGTTTACAACAATGCAGAGATCAGGACGCCGTTGGCTCCGTCCGATACGGTAAAAAATCTGATAGATTTCCTTGACCGGAACCGTAAGGAGTGGGGGCTGGCGCGTAATGTGTTTCTCGACAGCGCTGATCAGGCGACCATGCAGGAATGGAACAAGTACAAACGCAGGAACGGCTGCATTTACACGTTGAACGATGCGTGGAAGTCCATGCAGATCATCGATCGGATCAACGCGCAGCTCGGCTGGATGGCGTTTGACGATGACACAGGCATCGAGCCGTGCTTTTATGTGCTTGATACCTGTCAGAATTACATCCATGAGCTGGAAACGTATAGCTGGCGGGAAGATAAAGATAACGTGCCGGAGGACGGGCATGACCACATGGTCAACTCGGTGCAGTATGGGTGGATACCATACCAGAGCCGTATCTACAAAGAGGTGGAGAAATGAATTGGATTCAGAATTTTATTGTACGACTGTTTAAAATAGAACCGGCGCGGGATCGGGCGGTCACGATCATCGAACCGCATACATTTCGGGAGAATGTGATCCGGAACAAGGTCTGGTATCGCGGGGACAGTGCAGAACTGGAGCAGTATTTTCAGAAGACAGCAAAATGGGGTGTAGAAAAGGCCCGCTTCTGGGCAGCTCATGCGCAGGGCAGTGTGCGGAAGATGCACAGCGGGGTTGTCTCCACGGTAATTGACCGGTATCGGGACATTGTGCTGGCAGATCTGGATTCGGTGGATTTCGGGGAAGAAAACGATACTTTGGACGATCTGTGGGATAACATTTACCGGAAAAGCAAACTGAATGACGTCATTGGGGAAGCGATCGCGGCGGTACTTGCCTCCGGGGACGGGGCATTTAAAATCACAGCTGATGAGTGCAGCCCTTATCCAATCATTGAGTTTTATGACGCCGAGAACGTGGATTATGTCTATGTGCACTCCACCTTGCGAGAAATCAAATTTTATACGACATACAAGGGCAATGGAAATAAAGACCTGCGGCTGGAAGAAACCTATGGGTATGGTTATGTGCTGTATAAGCTGTATGACGATACTGGAAAAGAGATGCCGCTGGATGCATTGCCGGAGACGGCGCATCTGGTGGATTTCGGAATTGAGGGAGATCTGATGCTTGCAGTGCCACTCAAGATTATGAATTCAGCGAATTATAAGCATCGTGGGAAAGCACTGTTTGAGGGAAAGACGGATGTGCTTGACGGACTGGATGAAGTGATCAGCCAGTGGATTGATGCGGTGCGTATGGGGCGGATTAAGCGCTACATACCAGACCGGCTGATCCCTCGTGATCCGGATACTGGAGCGTTGCTCCCGGCGAATCCTTTTGATAATGACTTCATCGCGATCGGCGATGACATGAATGAAAAGGCAGCACAGCAGGTCGAGATATCACAACCGGCGATCTCTTATGAGGCTTATGTGAGTAGCTACGCCAGTTTCCTTGATATGGTGCTGCAGGGTGTTATGTCTCCGTCAACGCTCGGCATCGATCTTAAAAAGACGGAAAATGCGGAATCACAGCGGGAAAAGGAGAAGGTGACATTGCATGTACGGAATAAGATTGTGGATGCGTTGAATGAAGCGCTTCCGGAGCTGTTTCAGGCGATCCTGCAGTGCTATGACCTCATGTGTGGAAAAATGCCAGCTGAGTATGAAGCGAGCGTGAAGTTCGGTGAATATGCATCACCAGATTTCTCGACAACGGTAGAGACAGTAGGAAAGGCAAAACAGTATGGCGTGATGAGTATCGAGACGTCTGTGGATCAGCTGTATGGTGACACATGGACGCAGGAAGAGAAAGATGCAGAGATCGAACGTCTAAAAGCAGAACAGGGCGTACAGAGCCTTGAGGAGGCTGCCCTGAATCTTGATGCAGGGGATTTTGAGGTGAATACAGAAAATGAAGGTAAAAGTGGGGAAGAGCCTGTACCGGATGAGCAGAACTGAATATCAGGGTCTTCTGGAGATAGCAGAGGAGCAGGTGCCGCACGGCGTGTATGCGGTGGAGAAGGCTGATTATGCGGAACTGCGGTGTGATCAATGTACGAGCAGCACACAGCTGAAAAGACTGATCCGGGCATTTAAGCAGGAAGGGTATAAGGTGCATGCGAATGGCGGGTGATATGGATTGCCGAAGCGAAAGAAAATTAATGATGAATATGACATAGGAGCGGCATTTGAGGCGATTGAGGAGGAACTGATCGCTTCTATGATTCGGAATATGCGTCGGCATAAGGTCGAAGAGATCAACGAGGATAAGCAGTGGAGTATGTGGCAGGCAGAGCAACTGCGGTCTTTGGAGAAGTACCGAAAGCAGAATCAGAAGAAGTTTGGTGCACAGTTCAAAAGCATCAATGCAAAGATCAAAGCTCTGATCAGCGCGGCGAACGATGAAGGCATGATGGATCAGGAAGAGGAAATCCTGAAAGAGATCCTCCGAGGCTTTCCGAATCGGCAGGCATCTTCAGAAAGTTCCGCAGAGTTCTTTAAGCTGAATGAGCGGAAGCTGGATGCTTTGATTAAGGCAACCATGGATGATATGAAAAGTGCAGAGACAGCAGTGTTGCGGATGGCTGAGGACCGATACCGGAAAGTGATATTTAACGCACAGGTGTATGCGAACGGTGGAGCAGGAACCTATGAGAAAGCTGTGGATATGGCGACAAGGGATTTTCTATCTGTTGGGCTGAACTGCATCGAATATTCTAATGGTGCACGCCATACGCTGGCCGACTACGCGGACATGGCGATCCGGACAGCATCAAAGCGGGCCTACCTGCAGGGCGAGGGGACAAAGCGGAAGGAATGGGGCATTTCCACGGTGATCATGAATAAACGTGGAAACCCATGCCCGAAGTGCCTGCCGTTCGTCGGAAAAGTGCTGATTGATGACGTATGGAGCGGCGGTCCGAAGGATGGGCGGTCTCCTGTGACGGGTATCAAGTATCCCCTGATGAGTAGCGCGATCGCCGCCGGGCTGTATCATCCGCGCTGCCGGGACAGTCATACGACCTATTTCGAAGGAATCAGCACTCCACCGGCTGACAAGTATACAAAGCAGGAGCTGAACGACCTTGCAGAGCAGGCGCAGCAGGAAGCCAGGCAGCAATATGCAGAACGGCAGGAAGAACGCTTTGGACGCCTGGCGGATTATTCGCTGGATCCGGAAAATAAGAAAAGGTATGCTGTGAAGCGGGATGAATGGAAGAGAGCGGTTGAAAAATCGCAGGGCTCTGGTATAATAAAAATGGAATTGCAAAAATTTGCCACAATGCCAGAGGGAAAATTCACAGAATATGCTTTAAATTTTTCGAAAGCCCCGGATAAAGCCGCGGCCTTCGAAAAAGCTCTTGGATATACACTTGATAATTACTCCGATTTGATTGAAAACATCAAAGAGCACCTTGACGAAAGGCGGTTTGTAGAAAAGGGCGATAATGGATATGGAATGAGATATGAGTATGTAATGCGGCTGAAGGGACCTAATGGAAAAGAAGCCAATGTGTTGACAAGCTGGATTCAGGACGAGGATAACAAACGGCTCACGAGCGTATATGTTACAAACAAGGAGGTCACGAAATGAAAATTGGACAATACGATACGGTCCTCCTGAAGGACGGAAGAAAAGCTGTCATCGTAGAAGTGTTTGAGGATAAAGCATTTATCGCAGATGTTGGAAGTTCCCCCGCGGATTGGGAAACAATCAGCATAACCATTGATGATATCAAAAAGGTTATTTGGAAAGCTATTTAATGCCACTGGCCTAAAAATGGTTAGTGGCATTTTTATACCTATTTTTAAAATTGCGCCCGCGCAATGAATGGCACAGCAGTTGACACGCAGCAATGCGTGTTCTTTTTATGCTCCGGAATGAGGGTAAACTACCGGAAAGGAGAGCAATTATGACACAGGAGCAGTTTGAGGCGCTCGGCATTGAGAAGAGCCTCGCAAAGAAGGCGGCAGATGCATCAGCCGACGAGCTGAAAGGCTATGTGCCGAAGGAGAAGTATGATACGGCAGATCAGCAGCGCCAGCAGGCGGAAACGTCCGTTGCGGATTACAAGACGCAGCTGGAGACCCTTAAAGCATCTGCCGGGGACAATGAAACTCTGAAGCAGCAGATTGCGGATCTTCAGACGCAGAATCAGCAGAAGGAGCAGCAGCACAAGCAGGAGCTTGCAGATCTGCGGATGACGAGCGCAATCAAGATGGCGATCGCAGCGGATGCGCAGGATGGTGATCTGGTGGCCGGACTGGTTGACCGGAAGAAACTGATCCTCGGCGACGATGGGAAGGTGACCGGATTGGACGAGCAGATCAAGTCCCTGAAGGAGAGTAAGCCGTTCCTGTTTAAGCAGGAGGAGCAGCCGAAACCGAATGGCAAGAGAGGGTTCTTCCCACTCGGGCCAAAGGAAAAGGGCGGTGATGGAGGCGATGGCAGAATGACCATGAAGGAAGCGATCGCTGCAAGATTAAATATGAACGATGGAAAGGGTGAGTGATTATGGCGATTACACTTGAAGAAGCAAAAAAGAACGTGCAGGATGACCTGCAGCTTGGCGTCATTGATGAGTTCCAGAAGTCGAACTGGATTCTGGAGCATATCCCATTTGATGATGCAGTTTCACCGACCGGAGGCGGGGCCACGCCGAGCTATTCCTATACCCGGCTGAAGACACAGCCGACAGCCGGATTCCGTGCGATTAATACAGAGTATACGCCGTCAGAGGTGACCAAGGAGCGCCACACGGTTGAGATTAAAGTGTTTGGTGGAGCTTATGAGATCGACCGTGTGATTGCGAATATGGGTGGTATTGTTAGTGAAGTCGAGCTGCAGCAGGCTCAGAAGATCAAAGCGGCGCAGGCGCTGTTTAATGATACCTTCGTTAATGGTGACAGCGCGCAGGATGCAAAGGCATTCGACGGTCTTGAAAAGGCTCTGACCGGCAGTGATACAGAGTACAACACGGCAGGAACGATCGACCTGTCTACTTCTGAGCTCGTCACGAAGAATTACCAGTATTTCCTTGATATGCTGGATGAATTTCTTGGCGGGCTGGATGGGACACCATCATTCATTGCAGGAAATACCAAGCTGATCGCAAAGCTCCGTGCCTGCGCCCGCCGGGCAAGCATGTATCAGACGACGATGGACAACTGGGGCAAGCAGGTCGAGAGCTATGCCGGGATTCCATTTATTGACCTCAAGACGAAGCCAGGAACAAACACGGATGTGGTGCCGACAGATGGCGCAAAAGGAACAACATCTCTGTATGTAGCGCGCCTTGCAATGGACGGCCTGCACGCGGTTTCCCTTGCCGGTACTTCACCGGTTCAGACATGGCTTCCGGATTTCTCGACTGCCGGAGCTGTAAAGAAGGGTGAAGTCGAGATGAATGCTGCGATCGCGCTGAAAGCATCCAAGGCTGCAGGCGTATTCCGGAATATCAAAGTAAAATGATCGGAGGTACAGTATGAAGATTTACAGTAAGGAGAAGGACTACACCGGGGTTTCAGCCTCGGTGCCGTTCTGTAATGGCTGCGGGGAAACGGATGACCCGCATCTGATCGACTGGTTTCGCACACATGGATATGAGGTAGGAGAACCGACAGAAGAGCCGGCAGAAGATCCAGTGGAAGAAACTGCAGAAGAGCCGCCGAAGAAAGCTGCAAAGTCGAAAGGGGCCTGACATGGCATACGAAGCATATGCAAATGAGTCGTACTATTTCAGCGTATATCAGGGTGATACGCTCGGCTATGACGATGCGCACAAGTGGCTCCTGCAGGCAAGCAGACATATTGATTCGCTGACTTATAACCGGATCGTCGATCGTGGTTTTTTTGCATTAACGGAATTTCAGCAGGAGACCATCCGCGAGGTATGCTGCCAACAGGCAGAATTTGAATACCAGAACAGGGACATTTTTGACATGATCCTGTCTGGATATTCCATCAATGGCGTGTCTATGCAGTTTGGAGCAAGCTGGAATGTGACGACGCAGAAGGGGATCCCGATGCGTAAGGATGTATATGAGCAGCTCTCCCAGACCGGAATGTGCTGCGGATTGCTGAGGTGATGAAAAATGAAGTTTCCATGCTTGGTGCTTTCGCAATGGTGCAAGACGCCGATCCGTCTGTCATTGGAGCAAGAAGGACTCAATGAGTATGGAGAGCCGCTGCGGACGATAGAGTATTCCGGGTGCTGCAATTATCAGGATAAGGCGCGCACAGTGCTGACTTCACAGAAAAAGCTTGTAGAGATCACCGGCAGCGCCCTGTTTCCGGGAGATATCTGTCCGGGAATTCCGACAATATCCGACGGTACGGCAATTCTGTTTGGCGTGCCGCGCCGGATCCTTGAGGGGCGAAAAGTTCGGAACTCAGATGGAAGCGTCAATTATACGGAGGTATTGCTGATATGATAAGTGCGAGCTCCCGGATCAGGATGAATTTTCCACGGATCCGCCAGCTGGAAGCGGCGCAGGTGAAGGCACTGGAACAGACGGCAGAAGCACTGCACACAGAAGTAGTACAGGCTGAGGTTTTTCCGCGCGATACTGGAGCGTTACAGAATGAAAGCACATTCGTAGATACTTCCGAAAGTCGGCAGGGTAAGGTATCACTGGCTTCCAGCACACCATACGCCAGACGGCTGTATTTCCATCCGGAATATCATTTTCAGACGGATGAGAACCGGCATGCAAAGGGGAAATGGTATGCAGACTGGCTTCCGGGCGGACAGAATGAGGATTTCTGCATAAATACGTTTAAACAGATCTACAGGAGGTTGACCGGAGTATGACACTTTCGGATGTGCGGGATTATATCGCTTCCTTCGGGCTGGCCGATCATGTGTATATGGGAAAACTCCCGGATAAGCAGGATAAATCGGTCGGGGTGTACAACAGCAAGCATGAGCAGGCGTATCATACCGCTATCGGTGGCGCGACGCTGGAATCTTACGGGATAAAGAATGTGACATTGCTGGTGCACTGGAATAAATCCCTACGGGAGACGGAAGCGGCTGCAAGCCAGCTGTTTGATGCAGTCTGCAAAACGCGGGAAGCGAAGATTAATGAAGCAACAATTAAATTCATACAGCCACTCTATGAGCTACAGGACATTGGCACAGACGATGCCGGGATCTGCGAAATGGTCATAGAAATGGCTGTTATTTTTTCGAAAGGAAAAGGTGAGTAAATGGGTCTTGCATCAGGAGTATATCCTTGTTATGAAAACCAGTTTCAGATTAATACGGCGGCATCTGGTGGTGCTGCGGCAATGAAGAGCATTGCGGACTGCGAGTCATTCTCTGTGTCATTCGATAATGGCGTGGAAGAGTGGACACCGTTCGACACAGAAGGCTGGGTGCGCAGACTGATGACTGCAAAAGCGCTCACTATTTCTGTTACAGCAAAGCGGAATGTTGGTGATGAAGGAAATGATGCGGTCGCCGGGCTGGCGTTTGCAAATGGCAGAAATGCAGAGCGAGATGTTACATGGACGTTTCCAGATGGCACAAAGGTTGAATTCAAGAGCGCCGTCATCAATGTGACAAACATTGGAGCGGGCGACTCAACAGCAGTGGCACCACTGGAATTTGAAATCCAGAGCAACGGCAAACCGACCGTGACACCGGCAGAGTAAGGAGGAAAGAAGATGGCGAAGAAAGTTGATATTACAGAGAAACTCAGTTTTGATGGAAATCCGGTGCTTGTAGTAAAGGGGCATGATCTTGAGGTGAATGCAGATGCAGCAACTGTACTCAAGGTGATGGGCGTGCTTGGTGAGGAGAGCACCCCGAAGCAGGTGCTTGATATGTATAATCTGATCTTCCCGGATAAAACCCGGAAAGAGATTGAGAATCTTAAGCTTTCGTTCAATGATTTGCAGATTCTTGTATCTTCAGCGCTGAACCTGATTACTGGGGAGGCTGATGATGCGGGGGAAACACAGATCCCGGCTACGACCTGATCGACGATTATGATCTGATCGTAGCATCGTTCCAGTCGGAATACGGGATCCGGCTTTCAAGGGAGATCAATACCATGCCCTGGGACGAATTTAGACAGATGCTCTCCGGCCTTGGGCCAGATACGGTGTTGGCGCGTATAGTCTCGATCCGGACGGAAACGGACAAAGAGATGCTGAAGCATTTCACGAAGGACCAGCATCGTATACGGAGCGAGTGGAGGAACCGGAGGGCAAGGATGGTATCTGCGGCTGATCGGGCTATTTTCCTTGAGCAGATGAAGCAGGCGCTTATTCAGATGGCGGGAGGTGGTACGCATGGCAGCTGATGCGACAAGCGTAGGCCAGATAGGCCTTGATCTGGTTGTAAATTCAAATTCGTTCCAGCGTCAGATGGCTGGAATTACGGGACTGGCGAAAAAAGCTGGGGCTGCTCTTGCGGGCGCTTTCGCCGTAAAAAAAATAGTTGACTTTGGTAAGAAGTGTCTGGAGCTCGGTTCAGATCTGGCAGAAGTACAAAATGTGGTGGATGTAACATTCCCACATATGACTTCTCAGGTTGATCAGTTTGCAAAATCCGCTGCAATGAGTTTCGGATTGTCCGAGACGATGGCAAAGAAGTACACTGGTACGTTCGGAGCCATGGCGAAGGCATTTGGTTTTTCAGAGCAGGCAGCTTATGATATGTCTGCGACACTGACAGGCCTGACGGGAGATGTGGCGTCTTTTTACAATCTTTCACAGGATGAGGCGTATACAAAGCTAAAATCGGTATTTACTGGTGAGACGGAGAGCCTGAAGGATCTCGGTGTCGTCATGACGCAGACAGCGCTGGACAGCTACGCTCTTGCGAATGGATTTGGGAAAACGACCTCGGCAATGACGGAAGCCGAGAAGGTTTCTCTGCGATATGCATTTGTACAGGATCAGCTATCTGCTGCGCAGGGGGATTTTGCCCGCACGTCAGACAGCTGGGCGAATCAGGTCCGCATCCTGCAACTGCAGATGGAGTCGTTTATGGCAACGATCGGGCAGGGCTTGATCAATTTGTTTACACCGATCATTAAGCTGATTAACATTGTGATCGGGAAGCTTATGACGCTTGCGAATGCATTTAAAGCATTCACTGAGTTGATCACTGGTAAGTCCAGCGGAAGCGGTCAGGCCGCAGCTCCGGTCACAGACCTGTCAACTGCGGCTGATAACGCGGCGGATGGTCTGACAAATGCGTCAGGCGCGGCGGACAGCCTCAATGCTTCGGCGAAAAAAGCCGGGAAGTCGGCTCAAAAGGCGGCGCAACAGATGCGCTCCCTAATGGGATTCGATAAGATCAATCGCCTTGATAAGCAGACAGATACAAGCACTTCGAACGGATCCGGTTCAGGGGCCGCTGGATCAGGCGCGGCTACTGGAACTGCGATTGATTTTGGCAGTCTGGCTGACGGTGAGACAATCATCGATCAGACGGACAGTAAGCTCACGCAGATGTTTCAGAACATCGCAAAGCTTTCGCAGCCAGCTTTAGATGCGTTGAGGCGGCTTCGGGATGAGGGGCTTGCAAAGCTGGGACAGTTTACCTGGGATTCCCTGAAAGATTTTTACGCTGGTTTTCTCGTACCGGTCGGCAAGTGGGTCATGGGAACCGGGATCCCGAATTTTGTAAATGCTCTAAACAACGGCCTGATGCAGGTCGACTTTGAACGGATCCGGACAGCGCTGCAGGGGCTATGGAATGCGCTGACACCTTTTTCTATCAATGTCGGTGAAGGACTTCTGTGGTTCTGGCAGAATGTGCTTGTTCCGCTCGGAACGTGGACTGCAAACGAGGTCGTACCGCGTTTTATTGATTCCATTCGGATCGCGATTGATTTATTCAACAATATCCTGACAGCTTTGCAGCCATTGTTTCAGTGGTTTTGGGACAGCGTGCTTGTGCCAATCTCCAATTGGGCGGCTGAGGCATTTTTGACGGACTGGGACAGCATTAACAACCTGCTGCAGCGATTTTCCGACTGGTGCACAGCAAATCCGGAAATCGTGCAGAGCATGGCAGTTATCATTGCTGCGTTTTTTGCGGCGTGGAAGGTTACGGAACTGATCACGGGAATTTCCAAAATGATAGAGAAAATCGGTGGAATTATTGGCATTATCACAAAAATTGATATGCTGATAAATTCAACGATGAATCCATGGGTACTTGTGATCGGCGCGGTAATCGCTGCGGGTGTCCTTCTGTACAAAAATTGGGATACAGTCTGCGAATACGCGACAAAACTGTATCAGTGGGTAAGCAAAAAGGCCGAGCAGCTGCGTCAGGCAGTGGTTCAGGCATTCGGAAGTCTAACCAACTGGCTGAGTAGCGTTTTCCATACAGACTGGACCAAACAGTTTGGGGCTCTTGGCGAGATATTGAATACGTTCAATAAATCAGTATTGGATATTGTGGATGGAATAAAAGGAACCTTTAGTGGCCTGATTGATCTGATTGCAGGCACATTTACCGGCGATTGGAAGCGCGCTTGGGAGGGCGTGAAAAAGATTTTTGCGGGTGTGTTCAAAGGCTTGGTAAGCCTTGCAAAATCACCAATTAACGCAATTATTTCCGGATTTAATGCGGTTCTTTCTGTAGTAAATGGGGTTATTCGAAGAATCAACAGTATTAGTTTCAAGATTACCGTGCCTGACTGGATTCCAGGTATTGGCGGTAGCTGGTGGGGGTTCAACGGATTTAATATTCCTTCGATTGGAACGATTCCATATCTGGCGAAGGGTGGTTTTGTCAAGGCAAATACTCCGCAGTTGGCTATGATCGGTGATAACCGGCATCAGGGAGAGGTAGTTGCCCCGGAAGGTAAACTGCAAGAGATGGTGGACGAGGCAGTAAGCCGTGCGGTAGCAGGCGGCATCACGAAGGCAGACTTGGAGAGCGTCATGAACCGGGCGGTTATGCGGTTAATTGCAGCGCTGTCGTCGATGGGATTTTATCTCGATGGGGAGCAACTGGCAACTCTGCAGCGGATGACGCAGGCAAGTGTTGACCGCAGGTATAACACAGTAACAGTGTCTTGAGGAGAACAGATATGAAGAAGGGCGAAATTTTAAAGTCCGGGAGCACGGTGCTTCCGGCTCCAACGGTTCTGACAGTCGGGGACGAAATTATCTGGACATCCAGCACTGGGCGGACGATTTCCGGGAAAATGGTCGGTAATGTGGTGGCTGAAAAGAAGAATTTGCAGATACAGTGGAATTATCTGACGGAAAGCGATGTAAAGCTGATCAAGAGCAAGCTGATTGCGGGGTGGTTCCCTCTGACTTTCCGGGATGATGGTATGGATATTACAATCCAGTCGTATCGGGGAACGCTGTCCAAAGAAATGCTTGGAGACATCGGGGATGGTAATTTTTATTACAAAACTGTATCTGTAGATATTGTTCAGAGGTGATGGAATGATAAATACGAGTGAAGCTTACAAAGAGGCGATTCAGGGGAACTGCGAGTTCCACATTTCCGACAAGATAACCTTTGCAAATAAAGAACCACTGACATTATCAATGGATGATCTGATGTCATATTCGATTAAAGAGGCGACGTCGGAGTCTGGAAAGTTTCAGGTCGGAGCGGCAGTTATTAAGGAATATTCAGTTTCTCTCGATAATACCGAAGGAAAATTTACAGGACGGGTGTTTGAAGAGGCAGATATATTGGCTGTGATTGGGCTGAAGCTTGCGGACGGGACATGGGAAGATTTAAATAAAGGCACTTACCGTGTTGTTCAGGCCAAGGAGTCAAATCAGATAATTCAGATCAAGGCATATGACAGCATGCTGTTCTTTGATAAGCCGTACAGCGAGAGCGCATTGGTGTATCCGGCAACCATTCGGCAGATTGTAGAAAATGCCTGCACGGATTGCGGGGTCATGTTCGATGTATCCAGCATTGAGATGGGGAACTTTACTGTGCAGGTCCGACCGTCGGATGATGCGCTTACCTACCGGGATGTGATCGGGTACTGTGCACAGATCATGGGATGCTATGCAAGGATTAATCATCTGGACCGGCTGGAATTTTCCTGGTATTCGGAAGAACGTACACATCAGGTATCAGATCTGATATCTCCGACCATAGATACAGATGCGATTACAATTACTGGCGTGCGGGTAATTCCTGTATCACAAAACAATAATGAAAAAAATCAGGTTGACAGTGGGGCCGAAGGCTATATGATCCTGCTGGAGGAGAATTCGCTGATCCAGTCAGAAGCCAATGCGCAGATAGTCTCAGATCATATTGCTGAAAAGATAACAGGAATGGCTTTCCGGCCTTACAGTGTCTCTGTAATGCCAGACCCATCCATCGAAGCAGGAGACTATGCTGAAATTACACTTGGTGATGGAAGTATAATAAAGGCTCCTGTCACAAGTACCACATTTTCCTTTAGCAGCGCGCAGAGTATTCAGTGCACCGCCGAATCTGCTGCGGAAAAGAAGTATGTAAAATACGGGGCAGCCGCAAAGATAATCACGAAAGCACATGAAAATGCAGAAGCCAGCCTGTCTGCATATGACCTTGCTGTTCAAAACATGAACCAGCTTGCGGCAAATACGTTTGGATTCTACTCTACGGCGGTGAAACAGGCCGATGGAAGTATTGTTGCGTATCGACATGATAAGCCAGCACTGGCAGATTCGAAAGTAGTCTATAAATCCGGAATAGACGGTTTTTTCGTGACACAGGACTATCAGGGAACGGATGAGGCGACAACAGCTGCAGGAAAATGGAAAGCTGGATTTGACAGTGGTGGAAACGCGGTGATGAATCTGCTTTCTGTTATTGGCGTCAATGCAGATTATATAAACGTTGGAGCACTAACCGTTCTGGATGAAGACGGCAATGTGATCTTCCAGGCTGACATCTCGAACAAGACAGTGACGATTTCCGGCGACCACGTGACGGTTGGAAACCGGAACGCTTCGGAAGCGATAGAAGATGCGCTGAAGAAAGCATCGAACGCAGAAGAAAACGCAGCGGCGGCCAGAAATATGCTTCTGTCCCTTAGCAATGAGTATCAGACGATACCAGTCGACGCAGATGGAGTCTATACAGTATTTCCGGAATGCAAGACGGCTGCGACGGTAATGTATGGTTCTGCGGATATCACGACTGAATGTTCTTATACTGTGAGCAAATCAGCATCCGTAACCGGGACATGGAACACGGCGGCGCGGACTTACACTGTGACCGCGCTGAAGGAGGATACAGGCTGGATAGACATCAAGGCGACGTACCTT